ATCATCCATACTGGGTAATTTGAACATGTTGTATCCAACTTTACATCGAGTCAAGAACCAAGTTGGTACAGGCATATCCGCAAGGTTTGCGGCGTGGCGAACCTGTTGCTTGTTAATGGTTGCATTATGTCCGTACAACTCAGATGCGCAGACAACGAACTTTAGTTTCTTTGGTGTAAGTTTCATTCGATAACCTTAATTAATCACTATAGGTACATTATACTAAAACAAGGGGCATCTGTATACCCTTTTCCCATACCGTTTTTGTATGGGAGGTATATGATTTTACGATACCATTTCAACGAATTTGTTCAGCATTACTCGACTTTGAATACGATTTTTAGCAGATTTTGCAAAAGCATTCTTTAATTTTGACTTTGATGCGCCAATCAATGTATCATCTAATCCAAGGTCAGTATTTATTTCTAGTTGTTCACCGCCTGGCATTATATAATATCCATCATACCCATGTGATTTTTTTATTACCAACACCTTATCTTTTTTAATAGCATTTCTAGCTTTGTTGATTGTGTCAACAGTACTTTCTAAACCAAGAATACGATACCATTCTGAATGTCCGATATTGCCACGGCGACCTGTTCCAGCAATAAAAAATCCAATAACATTCATATCTGGCACACGATTTTTGAATGCCTTTAGAAGTGTTTCCGTTAGATTTCTACTAAGTTCAGACCATGTGCCGTATATTGCGTTGACCTCATATTGTTTATTATTGATTGGATCAACAATCAAATTGTCTTTACTGAATGAGCGAACATAATCTTGTCCGTCATCATCATATTTTGGTTCAGTGTGTCTCCAATAGTCATGTACGCCTTCAAGATTGTTTGCTTCACCATCAGTTAGAAAAATGGTATTCAGTTTTTGTACACCAGTTTGTTTCTTAAATTTTGGTGCGTAATCCATAAGAGCAATAATAGATTCATTCAATGGTGTGTTGCTTAAATTGTATTGCATGGGGAATTCTGTTGGAAACCCTGTATAGTTATAGTTCTCATAATAATTACTCAGTCGCTTGACAATCATCCAAAGATAATGCGTCATGGATTCCTCTTCAGCTGAACTCATGCGACTAGAAAAGAAATTCAAAAGACTAGTTGATTCTGATATTGCAACATCACCATATTTTGGTTCAACATATTTTAATCTACTTTCATCATCTACACGGCGATTGTATGCTTGAGTAAATGCCAAAACTTCGAATGGAATTTGAGTGCGGCGACAGAACCATACCAACTGCAACAATTGATGAAAAACACCAAGCAGTTGATTTTGCATTGAACCAGACCAATCAACAATTATAATCATACCATGGCTTGTTGCGCCTGGTAATGTAGTGACCTTTTTAAACAAATCATCATTGTACTTGTATGTGTGCAATTTGCTCATATTCAGTGTGCCGGTCTTAGCAGTAGCTGCCCGTGCATATTGGTCAGCAGACTTTTTCATCTCAAATTCTTTGACCATGTAAGAAACAGACTTCTTTGAATCGTTCTTGTATGATTTAATTTCTTTTGCAGAATTTTCAATCCATAAATTATCCGGCAACGTACTTATTTTATTATAATGACCTGTCAAATCTTCAATGACTTTTTTATAGTCAACAATCATATTTTCAGATTTGATTTTAGGAATATTGGCATACACCTTTTCTTTGGCATTCATGTCGGATAAATCTTTTACTGACTCATTAGCAGCCTTGTCAGTTTTAGATTCAGGCGTATATGGTTTATTAGAATTGTTAGAATCATCGTTATCATCATCGTTATCATCATCATCTGATTCATCTGATTCGGAAGTATTTTCATTGTTTGATGATTGCTCGCCAGACTCAGATGAATTGCCAGAATCATTGTTATCATCATCACTATCATCATCACTATCATCATTATCTGGTGAATCGCTCTGCTCTGGATTATCTTGCATATACTGCTGCAAATCAGCAGCAAGACTTATCACTTGCTCTTCGGTTTGAAGTGCAGATGTGCGATTTACAAATACTGATTCCGCATCAGTAAATTTGATATTAGGAATACCTTTGAAATACAAATTGATGCGGTCAATAAGATTTTGTTCTTGTGGATCAGTATCACCAATACCAAAAAAATCACGAGATGCGAGTGCGGCGTAACCTTTATTAAATAGATTGACTGAGCCAGGATATTTGCTCTTTACAAATTTCTCAATACGTGCATCTTCTAACACATTGATAAAATCTTTACGGATATTAAGCTCAGCTGATTTAGTCAAAAGTTTCATAGGAGTCCAAAGAGCATGGCCAATTTCGTGGCATACCATAAGCTCTTCTTCATCTTTAGTGATATCATCTTTCCAGATGGGCAAACCCAACTCGCGGGTTTTGATGTTAAAATATGCTGTCTGCATAGACTTAGAGACAACGTGGATATCTTCGTTTGCGAGTAACTTCGCGATAGTTGATTTATTTTTCATCATGTATACATTATACGATATGCAATGACGCTTGTATACCCTTTTTTCATACCGTGTTGGTATGGAAGGTAGATGATTTTGGTATGACCTAAGTCATTGATTTTGTTAGCAGCGACCGTATCGTGAACATGCATACGCCTGATTCTGTGCCTTGCGTTGTTCAGCAGCCCTACGGTCAGATAAACCACGTTCACATGAAGAGCGCACGCCAGTGTTTGTGATATTACCACATTGACCTACATTGGTATTTTGATAAATTACAGTAGTAGTCTTGGGCTGGTCCATATTTTGACCAACAGCACTTCCCGCCATTGTACCCAATAATACACCAATACCAGTTGTTATCAATCTACCATCACCAGAACCGATTTGGCTACCAATTATTCCTCCAGCACCTGCACCCAACAATCCGCCTTTTTGTTGGTTGGTTGGATTACATCCAGATAACAATACTACCAACGCACAACCAGTCAAAAATTTATTCAAAGTCTTTTCCTTATTTTTCATCATTAAACAATGATAACACAAAAAATGTGTATTGTCAATGAGTTTATTATTTGTCCCATGATTTAATGGCACTAAAATTATTGAATGAAAATTCCATGCGGTCAACCAATTTTACTGCATTACCGGATACTCTATCAATTGCAACATACCCTTCTGGGTTTGTGACCTTAAATCCATTACTAGTTTTGATAAATGTATCGGACAATCCTTTTACACTATTCAGCTTCTTTATAATCATCATCTTTGCTTCGACTAATAGATTTTGAAAAGTGATAACCTGTATAAGATTACGTGTATTTTTACTCACTTCACGCACGTATTCTTTTTGGAGGTTGGTGTATTTCTCTTTACCCTTGTCGCTCTTTACTTTATCAATCTGTTTCTGAATAGATTTAAACACCCATTCTTCATAACCTTTTGCATGTGCTGCGGGATTGCTGATAATTTCACCAGCACGCACTTTACTGTTGTTATAGGTTTTGAGTGATGCATTAGCTAATACACCTGACATACTATCTTGTAATCTCAGAAATGAAGTCAGTTGCCCAGAGTTAATCTTTTGAAATGTGCTACCCGTCTTGCTGAGTACATTTGTTATCGCAACTGTTTCTTTTTCAGTGAATGTTGCTTTACCTGATACATCTTTGTATGTTGCGTCATCCATCCACACAGTACTAGGTTTACTCAAATTACTGATATTGACTCCAAACGATGCCTGCATGTCCGCCAGCGTCTCACCACTGTACGTTGTGTGCCAAACAATACCAATGTTCGACTTATTAATTTTCTTACCAAAATCGCTATTCACGGGGACAGCATAGACAATCGTGTTTGGTTGAAAAGTGTAATATTTCTCACCATCGATAGTGGTTGTCTCTACATCATCCGTAAACATCAAGTCACCTTGCAATACTACCTTGATACCTAATTTGGATAATTCTGCAAGTGCTACTTTGAATTTGGAATTTAATGTGCCAGACAGGTCATCATCAATCTCTGCATTTGTTTTGTATAGTTTAGGATTGACATTGAATACACTTTTCTTAGCAACAAAGAATTTACCATCATCAGGATCAATACCAGCAAATATTGCCGGTGCACCATCCCATTTGACAGTCATATTCACACTGCTACGAGAATTACCAGCCATCATATCTCTTAGTGATCTAAGAAAATTGATTGCAGCACGTCCACCCGTTACACCATAGTTAAGGATTTCATCCTCTAGATGTTCCAAATGAAGGTTCTTGCCGCCTTTGTCTTCGTTTAATATTTCAGAGAAAGATTTCATATGACTATTTATAAATCCTAAATACATAACATGAAGTATAATGCAAAATGTAATGGTTTGTGTTGTCACATCGCATTTGCGTTTGATACTTCGCCGTGTCTGTTATCTGAAAAATCAACTTGTAAACGATGCGACAGAACTTATAAACAAATTGTACAAGCAGATCATACAGAAAACCCTTTATACTTACCAAAACTGGTATTGTCAAAAACAGGCACATCATCTTGACCAGAATCAGCTAGGTCTTCTTGTTGTTCTTGACTTATATCAAATAGTTTCATCTTTGCTCGGTCTATACCAATCACAAATCTCTTGTTTATGGTTGGGTCATTATACCTATTCTTTAATTGCTTGATTGCAATTTGATTCATTTCTTCTAATTCTTCATTAGAGATAAGTGCAAACATCAAATCTGCTGTTGCAGGCAAACCAAAACTTTCTGATGTATCTTCTAATCCAACATCACTATTAGAATAACCTGACCTAGTAGTTTGAGTAGCAGACATAATAGGAACATTAGTTTCAACTGCAAGACCACGAAGTTCTTCTGCAATTGATTTGATATAAGTGTATGAATTTGCGTTACCGTTTGCCTTGATACGTGATGATGCACAAATGTTCAGATAGTCAATAAAGATTATATCCGGCTTGAATGATTTTTTGATTGCCAATTCTTTAATCAATCCACGAAAATGATTACTGTGTGCAGAAGCGGTGGGGTATTCTTTGATAACCAAATGACCTTTTGTATTTTTTATAATGTCGTCTATCTTGTTATCATACATCTTTTTTGGCAGTTGATGCAAATCATCAATAGATATATTCATAAGGTTTGCATCGATACGTTCTGCAATGCGCTCCTCTGCCATTTCCATTGTGATATAAAGAACACTTCTGTTCTGACTCAAACAGTTTGCTGCCATATGACACATGAATAATGATTTACCTACACCAGTGCCTGCAAGTGCAATGTTTAATGTTTTTTGTGGCAACCCACCCTTAGTTATTTTGTTAAAGAATTCCAAGTCAAATGGAATTTTGTTTTCTACTTTGTGATAAAACTCAAAACGTTCGTCTGTGTCAGAAAGATAGTCATGCCCAACACGATTATCAAAACCAACAGCCAGGGCCTCTGTAAGAATGCTAGGTATAGCATCTGGGCCTCTTGATTTATCTTTTCCATCAATGATTCTAATTCCATCCACAATCGCATTATATACCGCCTTATCTTTACAAAATTGTTCTGTTGTTTCTACTAACCAATCAAAATTTACATCATCATCTTTTTGTAAATTTTTAACTACTTCTATTATTCTTTTGAAATCATCTTCATTCAAATCCTTACGACTATTTAATTCAACCTCAATAGAATTCTTATTGGGTAATGAATTATACTTTTCTACAAATTTCTGAATCTCTTCAAATATTATGCGTTCAATTCTGTCAGAGAAATAGTCACCTCTGATGAAGGGTAACACCTTGCGAGCATATTGTTCATTATTGATTAGGTTCGTTAGTGTCGTTTGTTCTATAGTGGCCAATATTAAATTCCTTATGATACAATGTTAACAATAACTCTATCATCTATAAGTGTAACACAAATAATACTCAAATGTCAATAGTTATGCATCATCATTCGATTTATTTTGTTCATCTATAAGTTCAACCAAAATATCACCAATCAAATTCATAAAATCCTCACGAAAATATTCTTGTTTATGTCCATTATTATCTACTATATCATATTCAAACTTAAAGTTTAGGGTGCCATCAGGATTTTCTTTCTCGGCAGCACTTACTTTTCCATATTTGTATATTACTCCTTGATACCTTCCTGCTTCTGGAGTCAATCCAATATATGTTTGTTCATCAAACTCCGAAGTTCCATTTTCAAGGTCTTTAATCTTTCTATTTACAAACTGATATTTTTCTTTAATTTCCGACATCATTAAGCATCCATTCTAAATATATTTCTTCGTGTAGTATGGCATATCCATCGCTATCACCATACGTTTTGATGTGCGTGTATACCTTTTTTGGTGCATGAATTTCCACTTGGTTCTTCCACCATTCTACTGGCCTTCTAGTCACATGTGCATTTGAGCCATCCGACAGTATCGCCTTTGCCTCATTGTTTGCAATACCTAGATACACGAACCGTTCTGCTCGCGAGAATATCTGATAAATCACTTCTGGAATTTGTTCTTCTGGTATATGTTCCATTACATCAGATGAAAATACACCATGAAATGTGCCATCAGGAAGTTTATTATACTCTGGTATTGCAGGGTCATATAATGTAGGAATAGGCCAAGACCAATCGTTGGCATCATACACATTTCCCTTACCGCAACCAAAGTCGAGTAAAGTTTCTGATTTTGTATCTGTTATTAGGTCATCTATGTGAAGTTTATGGAACTTTAAAGCTCCACCATTTCCATAATCATTTTTTTCTTTGTGAAATTTCTTGTATTCCTCAATCCACCAATTACTCATTAAACAATTCCTTTATTTCTCCAATACATTCTTTACTAAAATCCTATGCTTTCACCACATCCACAAGTTGATTTTACTTTTGGATTATCAATTATAAAACTCTGTGAAAATAAAGTATTTTGAAAATCTAACGTAGAATCTTGAAGATACATTATACTAAAAGAATCAGTAACAGCACCCTCTCCTATGTCAACATCGTCATCTTCTCTATTTGTCACATCAAAATTATATTTAAATCCAGTACATCCACCACCTTGTAGTTCAACACGAAATACACTGCCTTCAGGTTGTGCTTGAAGACCTAAATCACCGTGCAATATCAAATCAATTCTATCTAGAGCTGTTTGTGTTACATTCATCGATTTCTCTCCAATCTTGACTGTTTTTGTATTTAGATTCTAAAAAAAGATGCCAACGTTCTAGTTCTGTTTGGCACTCATAATTCCAACGAGCAAAAATATCATTATGTCGTTGCAACTCTTCCCATTCAGATTGGTCATACATAGAAATTACTCCTTTGATGCAATAATAATATTATATCAAAAAATAATATACTTTGTCAAGACATTTTGGGTTTTATTGTAATAAAAATGCCCCTTGCGGGGCATTAGATATATTATGGGTGTTGAGTTATTGTGGGCCCTCTTGCATTTGTTGGAATTTTTTCATTGGACCTTCTTCCTATTAACTCTAACATATACTTATGATTTTCAGAAATTGGTTCTATCCTTTCTACACTTCTTTCTTGTTTTTGAAAGTTTTGCATTTTTTGGAGCCTATTACGTGATTTTTTCATTTTATCTTCCTTATGAAGTGATAGTTTTTTATTCATGTTTTTTGAGTTAACAGGTTTTTTTATCATATTTCTCCTTATCCATATTTTTTACTATTAAAGAAATTTTTCAATGAACCAACTGTGATAGGACCATTATCGGCAGGACGATATGATTTGTTTATATTCCATGCCTTTGAACCTACTTTGTAAATAATTGTATCATCTGACTTATGTGCATATGAAGGCGCAGCACCATAAACAGAGAGATTACCACCTTTGTACATGTATAGATATTTACTGTATACATCAACCTGTTGAGCAGCAGACATTTCTATCACCTCTTCTGGTGTAGTACCAAAGTGTTTTGCTGTATTTCTAGTAAATTGAAATA